GTTTTATCCCTCGAAATGGGAACGCCTAACATTTGCATAACCTCTAGATATCTAGAGGCTACCTGGCCATCGGAGATGACGATGTCATCGCCGAGAACACGGAAGCAGTTAACGGGGTCGGAAACCCCCTGCTCCCTTGCTATGGAGTAAACCAATACTCCATGAGCCAGAGCGAAAGCCGCAAATGAAGGTCCTAGCCCCAGTGGTTGGCCTACTGTCCACCGACTCGTCCCGGCAAACCCAGGAGGATTGCTCCAGGGGGCGCGAGAAAGTCGATAGAAGAGCTCAACATCCTCTGGAAGGCACCCGATCTCTCGGAGTACCTCCTGCTGGATACTGAGAGGGAAGTTGTTGGTGGCGTCTGACAAATCGACGCTCCATACCTCCCTACCTGAGGCTAGCTGCTCACGACACCAGTCCGTACCAATGGATTGGTCGTAAGTGCAGTCCCACTTCACCCTACGCAGTAGGGTGAACAGCTGCTTCTTGAGTCGAGACATCGCAATCTGATGTGCGATGTTCGGGTCTGCGTAGACCCTAAGTTTGTACCCAGGCTCCTGCGTCACCCCTAGTCTTCCGACTGGGGCAGTGGTGGTCTGAGAGTTGAGCTTGGGATGGTATGCAAACATGTCGTCCCATCCGATCCGGCTGTCAACCGGCCCGGAGAGGGAGTTAAATGACTGTTTATACTGTGGGAATTCCTCCCACAGTGCCATCCCTGTATCACTTTCCACAAAGTGGTCAATGGCTTTGCTCACGTACGCCGGGGTGTAACCCTTGCGCACGACAAACTCCTCGACTGTATCAAGCTCTACCCGAGTGTCTACTCTCATCCCGTGAGGGACTCTGAGCAAGGTCAGAACCTCGTTGACATCACTGTCAACGGGCACCGGGCGGCACATCGAAGAGTGGAATTTCTCCCACTGCTTCGGTGTGACGTTTTCTGCGATGAGGGTTGAATAGACCATCATCGCATTTAGAGCTCTGGATATGCTCGTCATATCGGAAACCGATGTGCTGTTCCATAGAACCCCGAAGGGTCCCTTAGGAACCGGTCCTAGAGCATCGTTACGTGTCGCCACGTAAGGGAGAGTGTAACTCTCACCCGCAATGCGTCGCAGGAACCCCGCCTTAAGCA